TTACTGGATTTCTCGCCAAACGTATGACGAGACAAGACGGTGTCTTTCTGCAAGCCGATGAAGCCTGGAATCAACTGGGCATCTATGGTGGAGATGATGGCCTTACGGCCGACATTGACCCCATTGTTTATCGGAAGGCAGCAGAGACCATCGGTCAGGACCTAACTATTGAACCAGTGAAACGCGGCGATGCCGGAATCTCCTTCTTGTCCCGCATTTACTCTCCCCACGTTTGGGACGGAGATGACAATTCATGCTGTGATGTGAAACGCACTTTGTGCAAATTACATGTAACAGTTCAGCTCGCTCAGCGAGTCACTCCAGCCATGAAACTTTTGGAAAAAGCCCGCTCCTTCTTCTTATCAGATCAACATACACCCATCGTTGGCCCTTTGGCTGACCGCGTCCTCACCATTTTTCATGGCGATTTGACTGATGAGAAGAACCGAGCCTCAGCCTTGACCCACGACGAATTGACTGCTCCAATACGTATGTGGTTAGCTCGCTACCCAAAAGAAGTGCAATACAAAAACGAACCAGCCGATTGGATGCTCGAACATGTGGAAAAATCAATGCCCGAGTTCGATTTCAAGAAATTTACCAGTTGGTTGGAAACCGTCAACACTCTCGAAGCAGCTCTCACACCTCCCACGTTTATGGAGCAACCTGAAGCCAAGTCTACTGAACCCGTGGCGGTCGATGGCGATGTCATCCCCCATGTGAAGTTCTCAGCCAAACCTCCTAGACCATCCCGTGAAAAGCGCTCTGTCCGTTTCAGCTTACCGGACACCATTCCTCAATCCACTACTTCTTCTTTAGATCACAAGCATGTAGCACCCAACACTACTTCTTTAGCTTTTTCTTCTTCTTCCTCTTCTTTAGCAGTTAGTTCTTCATCTGCTTATTCTCCGCGACCCTGGGCCTCGAAAATGAAACCCAAGGATAAGGATACCAAATCACGGTCGCCACGAGAAGATCGGCCCCCTCAACCATGTTTCGACTTTCAAGAGGGCAAATGCACCCGTAAGCATTGCAAGTACTCTCATGACCCAGCTTACGCTCCTCTCGATGCAAATGCCCCTCCCAGACGTGAAAAGCAACGGCCCCCACGACCATCATCATCATCACTCTATTTACCGGCCAGTGCAAACATCTCAATTACAGGACGCCCCTTACCATTCTGGCAACGAACGCGAAGATCGCCAGAGGTATGGGAAGCGACCTAGATGAGCTTTCTCATGCCGGGCTGACTTGGCAGCCCAGAAAAATTGAGTTTGTACCTCGATAAAAGTATTACATGTCTGAAGTTAAAGTCTCTCTCAAACCAAGGCGACGCACTCGTCGGCGCCGCAACGCACGCAACACAACAAAACGCTCATCGCCACAACAAGGTGGCATGGGCACTAGAGCCAAATCCATTCCTCCTCAAGCCCCTCGGGGCTACGTAATGGCACCAGTCGCCCGAGCGCGACAAGTGCGAAACAGTGCACCCCGTTTCGAGACCCTCAGAAACGGTGACTGCTTGATACGCCATCGTGAATACGTTGGTGACATCGCTGCTGGAACTGGTACTCCAACCAGTTTCAATGTTTCAGCATTTGTGATCAACCCTGGCCAACAGGCCACCTTTCAGTGGTTGTCACGTCTTGCTGCCAATTACGAGTCTTACAAGTTCGAGTCTCTCTCTTTCTGCTATGAGACCGAAGCTCCCACCACCCTCGGTGGCACGTTACTTCTCGCTGTGGACTATGATGCATCCGATGCTCCTCCAGGATCCAAGCAACAAGCCATGGCTTACCGCTCGTCCGTTCGATCTCCCCCATGGAGTCCTGTGAAATTCCAGGCAACCCGTGAGGATCTCGCGAAATTCAAAACCAATTTCGTTCGAACCGCCGCCCAACCTTCGGGCACCGACATCCGCACCTTTGATATCGGCAACTTATTTGTCATTTCTCAAGGCGTGAGCAC